GTTCTGTTCCCCGCACTCCGTATTCTGTGGAAGGACCCGCGCCGGCGTGGCTTACTTTTCACGGACCAGGGCGCGAAGCGTGCGATCCTCGGTGCGGCCGCCGGCCGTCGTGATCCGGTTTCGCATCGTGACCACCTTCCCCGGCTTGGCCGCCGAGATAAACACGGTCGCGGTTTTCGTGGTGCTCGCCGAGCTCGCTTCCGTGGCGTTGGCGATCGACCACGCGCTCGTGGCGAGGTTGTCGCCGGCGAGCCACTTAGTCCAATCGATTATGTAATCAATGATCGCGTCGGGATCGACGGGCGCCACGTCAATGGCGCCCGCCCCGTCGCTCGGATAGGCGACTATCCCCGCCACTGTTACGGACTCGCGGCCGTGCTCGTGACTGTCACGTTAAGCGTGTCGAGATTGGCGACCACCTTATCCCCGCCACTGAACGCGGCAGCGCCGATCAGGATCCCCGTCGTGCCGCCCTTGGTGCTTTCGTCTATTGCGAACGCGCCCCCGATCGTGTCGGCCGCATTGATCGAGAACGAAGCCTTGCTCGCGCTGTTGTCCACCGATTGCGCCGACACGGTGCCCGGCACGAACGCCTCGCGCGTGCCCTCTGTGTAGCCTTGCGCCTCGATCCATCCGGCGTGACTCGACGCGGTGTCGCCGGCAACGATCGTCGGCGTGTCGTCCGTGAGCCCGATAAAATCGGCGGCCGTGAAGGCACTCGACTTCCAGATCCGCTGTAGGTACTCATCGAGCCCCACATCCATCACGAGATTGTCGCAATGATCTTCCCATTTGAGAACGCCGTCCGGCCCGAAACACTCGACGTGATAATGGTTTCGGAACGAAATAGACGCGAGGCCCGCGTGACTTCGGAATATCGCCTGCGCGGTTGCGCCGAGCTTGGCGCGGATTCGACCTAATAGGTTCACGATCTATTCCCTCACTATATGATCACAATTCAGTCATTCCGCGAGCGGGATCACCGTCCGCGTGTCCTCGAGTACTGTAACCGTTCTGTTGTCCGCGAGGATAATTATTTTCCGGCCATCGGGCGTGTCGAGCGTCCCGATGATGGTCGATCCCACGCCGACGATATCCGCCGACCACAAGAGATCGGCGGCGACGGTGAGCTCGAGGCCGGCGATCGGCGTGATCTCGCCCCGGAACGCGATCCCCGCATCCGCCAGGAGCGTGGCGATATTCGCGGCCGTGAGCTCGCTCGAGAACCCGAGTGTCACGAGCGCCTCGCCGATGTAGTCAAACGCCGTCGTGATATTGAACGACGCGCCCAGGCTCGCCGATACTTCGATCGCCTCGAGCTCCCCCAGGCTCTCCATATCGAGCGAGGCCACGAGCGTGGCCGCTACTTCCGCCAGGAGCTCGGCGGCCGTTGTGAGGTTGCTCGAGGCCGCGAGCGTCGCGTCTACCTCGGCGATCAGGCTTGCGGCCGTCGCCAGGTTGAGCGACGCGCCCAGGGCGGCCGCGGCTTCGATCGTGATCTCGCTCGTGGCCGTGAGGTTGCTCGAGGCCGCGAGCGTGGCCGCCACATCCGCCACCAGGCCGGCGGCCGCGGTGAGGTTCATGGAGGCCGCGATCGTCAACGCCTGATCCGTCACCAGGGCGCCCAGGGCGGTGATATCCCCCGACGCGGCAAGGGTCAACGCCGCGGAGCGATCGGCTTGTGAGAGCGTCGTGAGGTTGCTCGAGGCCGCGAGCGTGGCGGCCACTTCAAGTGTTACGTCGGCCAGGGCGTCGGCGTCGAACGACGCGCCGAGCGCGGCCGCCTGGTCTGACACGGCGCCGGCGATCGCCGTGATATCGCCGGAGCTCGCGAGGGTCAAAGCACCATCAAAAACGGCTTGCGAGAGCCCGGTGATCTCGAACGAGGCGCCGAGCGTCGCCTGGCCGTCAAAATCGGCTTGCTCGAGCACCGTCAAGTTGCTCGAGGCCGCGATCGTCAACGCCTGATCCGTCACCAGGCCCGCATCCGCGGCCAGGTTGCCCGAAGCCGCCAGCGCGGCCGACACTTCGGCCACGAAAGACGCCGCGGCCGTCACATTGCCCGACGCGGCGAGCGTCGCCGCTACTTCGTGGATCGTGCCCCCGACAATTTCCGCGATCGCTGTGAGGTTGCCCGAAGCCGCGAGCACGGCCGCCACTTCGGCCACCAGTTCGGCGGCCGTGGTGATATTGCCGGAGCTCGCCAGCGTGATCGCCTGATCCGTCACCAGGGCCCCGGCGGCGGTGAAATCCCCGGAGCTCGCGATCACGGCCGCCACTTCGGCCGTCAAGATATTGGCCGCGGTGATATTGCCCGACGCCGCGAGCGTGGCCGACACTTCCACCGTTAAGAGTTGCGCGGCGGTGATATTGCCCGAAGCCGCGAGCACGGCCGCCACGTCAATGGCGAGGCCCGCGACGGCCGTGAGGTTGCTCGAGGCCGCCAGCGTCAACGCCTGGTCGGTCACATTCCCCGCAGCGGCCACGATCTCGCTCGAGGCCGCGAGCGTCGCCGAGACATGCGCGATATGTTGCACGGCCGCGGTGATATTGCCCGAAGCCGCGAGCGTCGCGGCCACTTCGGCGGTGAGTATGTTGGCGGCGGTTATTTGCCCCGACGCCGCGAGCGTGGCCGCCACTTCGTGCGTGGCCCCGGCCGAATCTTCCTCGATGGCCCATAGGAGGTATTTTGTCGCGGCGACCGCGGTGTTGATATCGGCGGCCACCACATCAAAGCCGTCAGAATCAATTGTCGCGACGGCCGCGCCCTCGGAAAGCGCGTGCCAGCGCGCCGATCCGGAATCATGATCGCGCAATGCCAGAAAACGCTCGCCGCTCGCGGTTTGCGTCACCGATTCGGTGTTCGTCGTGGCGGCTGCTGATTCTGAATTTGTGGCGCACGCGCGGATATTGTCGTCGGCGTCCTGCGCGCCGAAGGCAAATCCCGCCGCCTCTGGCGTTGTTCGTTGTAGATCAGTAAACAATAGCCCCGTCATTAACAGGCCAAATATCTGCGACTGGAACCCGACCCCCGTCACCGCCCAATCGCTCGTCGCATTCGCGGGGCCGTCGATCACAGAGACGTGGGCGCCATTGGTGCCCAGATCGAGCGATAAAATGCCGAAACGGTTTGCTGTTCCACTGTTCCGCGTTGTCAGCGTGATCGCGTCCTTGGTGACTGTTGTCGCTTCCAACTGTTGCGCTCCCGTGTGCGATCGCAACATGCAACGCGCTGTTGTATCCCTGATCGACGCGCTCGGATTGCCGGTCCCTGAATCATCCGGCGAAATTCGTCCGGCAGCGTGCTGCCCGATAGTTGATCCATCCCAAGTAGCAACGCCGAATCCGGTGAATTGGCTATTGATTTCACCCGTGCTGGCATTTGAGAGGCCGCACAGGAAATGGATTTGAGAATCGGCGGCGTCCAGGCTGTGCGTCACAGTCACCGACGAATTGACGGTGCCGTTACTCGCCTGCACATTGCAATCAGCACCGACCGAATCCCCCGCAAAAAGGATCGCGATCATTTCAATCGCTTCGGAATCCTCATTGAGATCGCAATTGAGCGTGATCGTGTCGGCCGTAAACGACGTAAACGAGACCTCAAAGCGCGTTCCTTTCGATTGCCCTCCCTGATTCGGATCCGGCAAAAGAGCCACGAGATTTTCTTGCCAAATAGTGACGTTATCGCTGGTCCCCTTGTTATCTTCATCCATCGAGCCTTGGGCGGCTTCAATGGTGCCGTCCGTCATTCCGATGGAGAATCCGCCGTGCGCGTTGATGCCAGCGACGGAGCTCGCAACAATTAACGCCGCGACAGGAGTAGCGCCACCCAGCAGCGCGCCACCGCCGAGCGTGAACGACCCGGTGGTTGTCGGCGAGGCCCCGATCGCGACGCGCGCTATAACGTCAGCCATTTACGCGGCCGCGCTGGTGAGCCATGTTTGAATTTCGGCCTTCGTAAATGTCGCGTCAAAGGCGCCATGCTCGGTGAGTAAGAAAATCGAATGCAACGTATTGAGGTAGCGTTCTTGCTTCGCTCGAACGGACAACCCCTCGAGCGCCGCGCGCGTCGTTGCGTTGCCGACCGCCGAGAAATCGTCCGACACGATCCCCGTGTAGGTGTTGATCAGAAAATCCAGCTCCGTGGCATCCGCGCCGCTGGTCGCGATCGCGAATCCGGCCTCAATTTGCGCGCGCGTAAGCTCGCCGTCCGCCAAAGCAACTAACGCACCATAGAATTGGTGACTCGAGATACTCGGCGGTTCTGTTCCAATCAATCTATCCAGCAGCGACATATTATTCCCTCACTTCACCTATACGGTGGCGTGCGATGGATGAATTCCCGCGCGAATGCCTCGCGGATCGTATGGAGGCGCGCATCAAGGTAATAGCCGCGCTCGGCGTCGCTTCGCAATAGCGCGAGCCCTTGAAAACAATTGAAGTTGGCAACCCCCCCGCGAAGCGACCATTTCGAGAATATCGCCGCGGCACTCTGCACATACAACAATCTCGCCGCAATCTGGACAGGGCGCGAGTAGGCCGCGGCGCTTGGCTTCGGCACCGCTGCACTCGACGATCGCGCGCTCAACCAATCGCGCCTCGGATCGCGCCGAGCGCCCCCCCGTTGAGAATGTAAGTGATACCCTCCGTCTGCGTCATGTCGCCAGAAGCGATCCCCCATACGCCGAGCGCCACCGCCAGCACCGCGAAAACATACGTTTTCTTTCCTTTCACTTTTTCACGCATTTTCACCACCTTTTTAACAGTTTTTCCACAGGTTTATCCACACGGGTTGCGCCTATAAAACAAGGGAATTCTTGCTCGATCTCTTTTTTTTGCGGGCCCTCTAACAGTAATAAGTATGGATCTTAAGTGATCAATGTTGCCCGCCGGCGCCGAGTGCAACGTAAGCGTCCAGCGTTGCAATGGCATCTTCGGCCCCGTAGCAGACTTTCGCAAGCCACCCTTGCTCGGTGAACCACTCGAGCCACGCGCGTTGCTCGCGCGTCGGGTGTTTGCCATACGGCCGCATTGCCTTGAGCTCGATCACCAGGCCGACGTATTCCCCCGCCTGGATCGGCAGGATCCAATCGGGAAAACCCTTCTTCGTTCCCTGCGACGCGGCCAGTTGCCGGCCGGCGCTGGATAATTCTTCGTTGGGGGAATGGTGCAACGCGCGCGCCCACCAGCGCCCGGCGGTGAGTTTGATCACGGCTTGCGCTTCGGCGCGCTCGCGCTGGATAGGTGCCGCGGCCACGTTAGGTGTCCACCGAACCGACGCCGCCACGGAGGAAGTCCTGCCCAGGACCCACGGCGCCGGACGGTGGACATTGAACTAATCGCCGACTATGTTGAAAGGTGCCCATTTGACTAATTCGGAGGATAGCAAAATGCCTGCACGCATTCGCTTGCCGCTTCGCGGCGATTTCATCACTCTCGAGGCCCCGCGCGAACAGAGCGCCGTCGCGATCCGGCGCGAGTATGGGCGACACAGACTCGAGGCCCCGCGCGAACAGAACGCCATCGCGATCTGTGTCGGCCATACTCGCGACGGTGCGTTGCGCTTGCGGCGGGTGAGCCCCAGGCCGGCCGGCTCGCGTGGCGGGTGCTTTGAGAAGATCACCACCTACCGCGGCACCTGGCGCCCGCTGCTCGTGACCGATCCCCGGCATCCGGCCTTCGATCCCGCCCCGGACGCCTGTCTCGAGGAATTGGGTCTGTGAGCTCCCAGGAGCTCCACCACGCGCTTTCCGGCGTGGCCCTGGCCGAGCGCCTCGATATCTTCATTCTGTACCGTGGCCGCCACGGGAGGCCGCCGGACAGGCTCGCATTGACCCGCCCCGAGATCGACGCGCTCTATGCCGCCGATCTGCTCGAGCTCCACCACCGCGAGGCCGGCGATCCGGTGCCCTTTTACGCCGGCTTTCCCGTCGTCCTACAAGGATCAAAATAATGCACATTGAACCAACAAAAGATCGACTCGTGATCGTCCGCACGTTGCGCCGTTATATCGACCGCATGGGAGCGCGCGCCCAGCCGATCGCCGTCACCGAAAAACAGGCCCTCCAGCTTTCCGAGCACCACTATCTCGAGCACCGCGGCGTGCCCGGTTCCGCCGAGCGGAAACGCCTCTGGTTCGACGGACACGAGCTCCGCGTGATCGCCGACGAGCACCAGGCCCCGGCAGAGGCGCCCACGCCGGCCGGAGAGCTCCACGCGCGCGCCACGGACCCGGAGACCAGTCACCAGGCCCTGCGCGCGTTCGCGCACTCTGGCGGCGCTCTCCACGTCCTCCAGGACTTGCTCGAGCACGGCCCGGCCACGGCCTTTGATACCGCCGCGCGGCTCGGGTTGCCGGTGCAAAATTGCAGCCCGTACCATTCCAAGTTGGCCGAAGCCGGGCTCGTGGCCCTCGCCGGCGTGGCAGATAAGGATCGCGAGGCCGGCAAAGGCGCCCGGCAATTATGGGAGCTCACGGATCCAGGCCGTTTGCATCTGACGCAGATCGCCCTGGAGCTCGCACCATGAACGGGCGGCGCAACCACTGGTGGAAACGGTGCGGCATTGATCAATATCCCGGCGGCCCGGCGATCGAGCGTTGGGAGTGTGGCAATTGCGGGTGCTTGCGATCCAAGACTTCTCGGTCTGCTTTGTTGATTTGTTCCACGCGCGTGCCCGGTTTCGCGTATTGCTCGAACGGCGCGACGTGGCACAGGCGCCGCCCCGAATGCCGCGATCGTTTGTCATAATATCCGTTATACGCACAAAGAGAGGTAATCCGTTTGGACACTTGCGAGACCCTGGATTTTTCCGACTGGACCGAACGAATCGAGGAGCTCGCCACGCGCGGCGGGTTGAGTTTGCCCCTTGATTTAAGCGTTTTCCGAGCTCAATATCACGCCGGCGAGACGCCGATCGAGGCCCTGGAGAATTATGCGACGGGACACGGCACCCTTTAGAAAATCTAAGCAGTCCGGGAATTGGCCCCGCGGCGCTGCACCAATAGCCGCGGAGCCGCTTTCCAGAAATCGCGCCGTCCCGCCCATAGTGGGCCAGCGCGAGATCCGGCACCGTCGATCCGGCGGACCCCCCTTAAGGCGATCGCTTTGAACCGGCTTCGACTGTCCCGCCTATAGTGGGACAGCGCACTTTTTGGAGCATTAGACCATGCACCGCGCAACTCCCCGATTGAACGCCGACGAGCTTCTGCGTGAGCTCAACGCCACCCGCGACTGGCCGAAAATGGCCCTTCTCTTTTCCCGTGCGATCGGTACGATCCGAAGCCATGAACGGGAGAGGGTTGTGCTGAATACCCGCATCGCGGATCTCGAGCGCCGGCTTGCCGTCGCCCGCCAGGCTGGCGCCGCTTGAAGATCCCCGTGACTCTCGCCCTCGCCATCCTGATTGCGACCGTAGGCGGCGGATATTTTCTCGAAGATCGCTACCAGACGATCAAGGCCGCGGCCCAGTACCAGGCCCGCGCCGGCGCCGCGCGCCGTGCCGACGTGGCCGAACTGGAGCTCGCCCAGGCGCAAACGGCCGCCGAGCTCACGCGCGATATCGAGGCGATCCGGTTGCAGAATGTCACGATGGAACTGAATGCCATTTATGAACGCGAGAATGCCGGCCGGCCGTTCCCCACGGACGCGGTGCGGAAAGAACAGCTACTCACGCAAATGGCCCTGATCATCGAGGCCCTCGAGAAGTGATCCGCAAGATTAAAGCCGGCGTGTCGCTGGCCGGCCTGGCGCCCGAAATGCTGATCGCGGATGCTGTTGTCGCGGCCGTGTACCAGGAGCTCGGCGCCCTCGAGCTCGTGATCACGAGCGTCGGCGACGGCCGGCACGGCCCGCGCTCGCTCCATACCATCGACCCGGTGCGCGTCAAGGCGATCGACTATCGGCGCTGGACGCTACGCTTTGAGATCGACGGCGGCGCCGTGAACGACCGTGCCGCCGAAGCCGCGCGCGTGATCCAGCACCGACTCCGCGATCAGTTCGATATTGTCCTCGAGAGCGATCATCTTCACGTTGAATTCGACCCACACGAACGGAGATCCCTGCCATGAATAGAAGCCGCTTTTTCTCTGGCCTCGCTCTGGTTGTCGTGCTCGTGGCCGCCATGTCGGCGTGCCCCTCGAACATCGACCCGGCCACCAGGGCGGCCATGACGCCCGCCCACACGCTGTATGAGATCCAGGTGACGTACAACGCCGCCCTCGCCGGCGCGCTCGTCTACGCCGAGCAGGAGCGTTGTACAGAGCTCGTGGTGATCGCGTGCCACGACGCCCAGGTGGTCGCCGCCCTGGCCGGCCTGGATAAACAGATCACCGCGGCCTTGAGCGTGGCGCGCCTGGCCGCCGGCGGTGACGCGCAAGCCGACGCCATCGGCGTGGTCCGCAAGCTGCTGGCGCAATTCCAATCCGAGCTCCTGGCCGGGAGGGTCACACAATGAACCCCGCGATCTTTTTATTCGGTATCAAGATCCTCGATCTCACGTTGCTGGCTATCCAACACGCCCCCGAGCTCCTGGCCGGCTTGCGCGACGATCTGGCGCTGATCCCGGTTATGGTGCGCGAGAACCGCACGCCGTCACCGGACGAATGGAAGGCCCTGGACGCAAAAACGGCGACTCTCTCGGCGCGCTTACAGGCGGTGGCCGCGGCGGATCGCGCCGCCCAGGACTGATCCGGCCGCCCAGGAGCTCCTGTACGGCCCCAGGAGCGATCGAATCCGGCACCCCCTTACGGTGGCCTATCCGAATTTGACCACCGTGACGATCGTCCCGGTGCCGTCGCCGCTCCATCCGAGATAAGGACTCTCGACGCGCACAAACACATCCGGCCGATAGGTGAACGGCGATCCCGTGAGCTTGGCGATCGCCGCCATATCGTTGCCGTCCCAATGACTTGTCCCCCCGAGACCCTTCTGCCCGCCGATTTTCGAGTAACACGGGAGCACGGGATCAACGGGCGCGCCGTTCATGGTGATCGTTTCGTTCTTGTGCATGTGGCGGAATGTGACGTCCCCGCCAGGCGTCGATAGATCATCGAGCACGCGCGGGACTGACATTCGGAGCCGGTGGTAATCGTCCGGCACCGTGTCGTGAAAGGTATCATCGGCGCAGTCTTTCGGCGCTGTTCCGACAGTCGTTGTAAATATGTCGTTCGCTTGCGTTAGCCCATATTGCCACGGCCCGAGATCGTAATACCGTTTCTCCGCGCTGGTTCCGAGATCGGTACTCAAGCCCTGGCCGATCCGATCGTATTCCACGATCAGCGCGTCGTCGCCCGTCGCCAACACCTCGACCCGCCACCACGTTCCCCCGACGCCGAGCGCGTACACTGACTCCGTGAAGCCGTCAGGCGTGTCGATCGTTTCGGCGCCATTGAATTTGTCATACGTTGTAGAAGCGTCGAAGCTACTGCTACTGAACGCCCGATCGTTTTCGTCGAGCGAATCGGTGTGATCGTAAATGTCGAGCTTTGTCGAGCTCGTGAATAGTGCCGTCCCATCGCCGTGCGTGACGAGCGTAATTTTTGACGAGCCAAATTCAACCGCATCAAAGATCAGCTCGATAAGTACGTTCGCCTCGCCGCCGGCGCCGATTAGATCCGCCTCGCGCCGCCGCTCGGTCGTTTCTCGGTTCGCGTGAAGATTGATCGCGCTCGTGGGATCAATGAGCGCCAAGCGCGGAAAGGTCAGACTTCGATAGTCCATCGCCGCGCGTGCCAGTTGAGATCGGCAAGCGTCACATCGGCGACGCCCGTCACCAGCACATCGGCAAACAAGATCACGTCGCCGATCGCATACGCTCTAAATATTTCCTCCGTGTCGCCGTCGCCGTTGATCCGCGTGGCGATATTGCCGCGCAAGTTGGGCGGCTTCGCGAGCGTCACGAGCTCCCCGTCGCTATCGCGCGTGACTGTGATCGTCTGTGATTGCTCGGCGACGAATACGCCGGATTCGATCCCGACATTCTCTGGCGGACTCTCGGCGTCTGGCGTCTTAGCCGTCGAGACACTGTGTTCGAGACGGTTGATCGCCGCGGCCACGGGTTGTAACCATTGCGAGCTCGAGATCGGCTGGCCGGCGAGCGGCGGTTTGACCGTCACGGGAAAAACACCGGGAGATCGGCAAAATCGAATTCCTTGTAAATATTGAAAATCCCAAGCCCCCCCGGCGAGCTCGGCGGATTAAAGATTTCGGTCGCGTTGTCCGGGATCCCGCCCTTGCCGAACACGCCCTCACGCAAGACCCAAGTGTCCGGGTTGTAGGTGAACTGGTAACCGTGCGAAAAGACCCCCTCGTCGGTTTCGTTTAGCGTCGGCCCCAAGAACAGGAGCTCACGGGTGCCGAACACGCCGAACGGGATCGAGTTGACCTGGCCGGCGCGCCGGATATCGACCCATTGCGGAGAACTGAATTCTTTCGTGAGGGTCGCCGTCCAGGTTTGCCGCTGGAGATCGGCGAGGATGGTCCGCGAAAATGTGGAGAAGAATAACTGGTAAAAAACCCGCATCACTACGCCGTCTTTGTCGCGAAACACCGACTCCGTGTAGGTGCTCGGAGTGATCGAGAACACGCCGCCCCCGGACACGCCCCCGGACTTGTCGAGATCCGACGCGAGCGGATTGCCCCAGGTGACATCGACCACCACGCGCGAGTTGTCCGCGCGGGTGTCGCCGGCGACCTCGAACGCCGCGCGGCGATCGATCACGATGATCCCCGGCTTGAACGGGTGCGCGGACTTATCGAGCGGCACGCCTGGCGCCTCGCGCGCCTCCAGGAGCCGCTGGAGCGGATCCAGCGCGTCGGATAGGCCAGTCACCCGGTAGGGTTGAACGTGCGTCGTGCGGCCTTCCTGCTCGGTCAGGGCGCCGCCGAGCAACGGCACCACGTTGAGATTCTGATCGCCCCGTTGCGCGATCAGCCGGCTCGAGAACCCGAGCCCGAGCGTGAGCTCGAGATTCTGAATTGGCGCGAACGTGTGATCGAACGACGCGCCGAGCTCCGCCGACACCGGCACGCCGGGATCGGTGAGATCGAACGACGCGCCCAGGCCGATAATGACTTCGTGCGTTGCCACTTACGGTGCCGCCACGGCGGTTTGTACGCCGGTTCTTTCGTTGCGGAAAAAGGATTTTTCGGCGATCTGATTCAGCTTATCGAGCGCCGTTGTTTGTTTCTGCGACTCTTTCAAGATCCCCTCGATGCTCCGCCCGTTGATCGTGCCGGTGCCGGCCGCCGGCCCGGTGCCCATCCCAGGGAAGGCCGGCGTCTCGGCGAGTTGGCGCTGAATGTCGGCCATGATATCCACGATCCGCCGGCCGTTCACGGTGCCGGTGCCGGCGGCCGGCGCCGCGAGGCCCGGCAGCACTTCCTCGAGATTCGATCCGCGGACGGCCGCGACGATCTTCTGCCCGAACGATGGCGGGACCTCGAGCATATCGAAGGCGCCCGTGAGGCCGCGCGCGAACGTCGCGCGCACGTTATCGAAATCGAGATCGCCGGCGAGCGTGGCGCCGGCGGCTTGGAGGCCCAGGCCGCCGGCCTGTACTGCGCGCCCGAGCGGGTTGCCGGAAAGTAACGCCTGGAAGGCCGGCCCGCCGATGGTGTTGATCAACGCGCCGATCTTTTTGAGCGCCTCGCCGATCCCCTCGAGACCGCCCTTGATCACATTCTCGAGTAGATTCAACATCGCATCGGCGATCGGTTGCAACGTCGCCGCGAGATCGGACATGGATTTCAGCACCTTGTTTTCGATGATGAATCCGATCTCCGCCCAGGTGTCGCGGAATAACTCCACGGCGTCGGTTTGTTCTTTCGTCAGGCCGAGATCCAATTCTTTGAACGTCTTATCGACCTCACCGAAATTTTTGCTCACGTCCTGGAGCGCGACGGCGAGCTCCTTATTGCGCGCACCTAACAATTCCTCGAGCAACGCCGATCGCTCGAGGGGATTTTCGATCTTTTGCAGCGCCGCGCCGAACACCCGCAAGGTTTCGATCGGTCCTTTTTTGAACGCCGCCGAGAGCGTTTCGGACGATAGGCCGAGATCATCAAAGACCTTTTTCCCTGGCCCGGTGCCGTCGCGGACAAATTGAACGATCGACTTCGACAGTTGCCCGAACCCTTTGAGCAACTGCTGAAGGTTTGTGCCGGTGAGCGTGGCGACCGCCTTAAATTTCTGCACTTGCTCGGTGGTCAGGCCGAACTGCTTGCCGAGCTTGGTGAGCTTGTCCACTTCCTCGATCGCGCCGGTGAAAATTTTAACCGTCAAGCCGGCGCCGAGACCGCCGGCGGCGGTGCCCACCAGGCCGGCGCCGAGAAGGCCGAACTTCGATCCGAAGGATTTGAGGAAGCCGCCGAACTTGGTGATCCCGGACTTGGACTGCTTGAGCGATCGCGACAGGCCGGCGTTGTCACCCTTGATCTTTATGGTGAGGTTCTTATCAGCCATAGATCAATGCCGCTATCTGTTCGATCTGCTCGGCGTCCCGGAGCCACGGCCGCGCCGGCGCGTTACGGGCGTGGAAGTAGCGCGCCCACGCCACGAGCTCGGCGTAAGTGATCGCGGCGACCAGGCGGCGCACATCGACCTCGCCGAATTGATAGGCGAGATCATAGATCAGCCGGCCGGCGCCGCCCGCGGAAAATCCTGATCGAGCTCGGCGACCTCGCCGCCGGCCTCGCCTGTCGCCTCGAGATTGTTAAACTCGAGGATCAGCGGCAAGAGCTCGAGCGCGACGGCCATCGGGATCGATTCGTCGGGCGCGATCGCGGGCTCGCCGTTCTTGTCAATCACCGACGCGCGGATCAAGGATTCGGGATCCACCGCCTCGCCGTTGATATACGGCCAGGTGTCCCGCAAAGAGAGCTCGCCGATCGTCACCGTCGCGCCGTTTTTCAAACGGAGCGCGAGCGTCCTGGGTTTCCCCAGGAGCGCCGTTAGCCGCGCCATTAGATCGCGCCAGGTGTGTGGACAGGTTTGCCCGCCCAGGTAACGGTAAACGTGCCGAGTTGCCGATCCTCGAACGGCGCCGGGAAGGTAAAGTTATTCACGAACCCGGATCCCGCGAGCTTTGCGGCGGTGGAGTGTCCGGTGAGTAGCGGCCACTCGAACGTGATCGCCTCTGGATCCGCGCTGATCGGCACGCCGCCCACGCCCTCGATATCCTGTTGATCCTGGAGGTATTCAATATCCACCGATCCCCAGTCCTCGACCTTGCCCGGTATCTTGTCCATGTGGGTGGAGCTCATGTCGTGATCCGGGATCACCGGCCTGGACACGCCCGAAAAGATCACGCCCAGGATCCGCGGCGTAAAGCCGGTGGTCGTTGCAAAGGCGACGGTGATCCCCGTTCCAATTTCTCCAGTCATTTTTCGGTCCTCTGTTTAACGCCTCGCGGCGCGCCGTGCGTTGAGCTCGAGCAAACGGCGAAATTCCGCCGGATAAATTACTGTCGCGGCGTGTCGAGCGTGCTTGAATATAATCGGTTCCATCTGGCGGCGCTCGAGTATTTGCGTCGCCGCATCGATCGGGAGCTCGTGGCGATCGGGATTGCGCTTCCCCGCCGGCGACGGATCCGAATGACTCGAGCGCCCGGTGCGGTGTTTCGGGTTTGGCCGGCGCTTCACGTCGAGCACCTTGCCGCTTTTCATCTTAGCGCGAAACGTCGGCGCCCACTTGCGAAGGATCGACGGATCCGCCGTTGGCGTAATCCCGGCCTTGAGCCCCAACCATATCCGCGTGAAATCGCCGGAGCCGAGATTGACCCGCGGCGGTGAGAAATTCTTAAGCCGGCGCCGGAGCGTCTTTTGCTTCACGCCGACGCGCGCCGATATTTCCTTGATGGAAAGGCTCGCGGCCTTCTTGCCGGCCTTGGTGAGCGCGCGGCGGTTCGCGCGCGCTTGCGCCTTGTCGAGCTCGCCGAACCACCGGCCGACGCCGGCGAGCTCCGAAGGCGAGACGGTGACGCCGATCGTCATGGCGGCGTCAGTATCAGCTTGATCGAGCCGCGGCCGTCCGGCTTGCGCCCGTCGATCAGGTAGTCCACGCCGCGGATCGTGATCGTGGTCGCCTGCGTGACCTCGCGATCGATATCCTCATCGAAGATATTGATCGCGGCGGTGACGAATGTCGGCCCGCCGAGCGCGCCGCCATCGTCGGATTCATCCTGGAAGATCCCGAAAAAAGCGCGGCCGCCTATGCGCGCCTGATCGTGATCGCGCGCAATGGCGGCCAAGTCCTGCCCGGCGTCAAACGGGCGCCCCACTCTCCCCCTCCCCCCGCTTTTTCTTCCCCGGCTTGGCGCGCGGCGCTTCGGCCAGGAGCGCAACGTGCCGGTGCTCGAGCAGAAAACTTAGTTGCGGCTCGGTGAGCTCCACGCGCTCGCCGGCGATATACGGCCGGCCGTTGATCGTGCAATGGGTGAGCACTCGACAGGTGCGCGTGTCGCTGCTCATTTCTCGGCGGTTTCCTTCTTTGCCCCGGCCGGCTTCGCGGCGTTGGTGGCGATCAGGTGTCGCGCGGCGCGATCCTCGGTCTCGAGGGTTTTGCCGGCCTTGTGGGTTTCCCCGTTCACGACCTTCCCCCGTAAAAGTGTAATTCTCATCGCTTTCCCCTTTGAGTTGCCGGCGGCCCCTGCGACCAGGCCGCCGGCGGTTTTGGTGGACATCACCACCGTTTACACGTCAACGCAAAAGGCTTCCGCGTGCCGGACGCCCACGTCCACGTCCTGAAACGCGCGGAGCACGATACCACCGCTCGCGGCCTTGGTCGCCACGTCCACGTTGATATCGAGCACGCCCCACATTCCCAGGAGCACTTGCGAGAACGCGCCGAACAGTTGCCGATCGGTCGGCATCTGGCTGGTCGCGAAAGCGTTGTAGCCGTTGATCTCGCCGTTCTGGAAAACGAACTGGCCCGATCCGGCATCTTTCGCCAGGATTTTCGACCCGCCCATGACGCCCCAGGTGGACAGATACACGGCGCCATCGCGGAGCGCGTTGTCGTCACCGACCGCCGTCTCGAACGCGACCCATTCCGCAAACGTCGGAACGAACGGCGTCACCACATCGGCGATCGCGACGGTGTTAACGCCCGTCGTTCCGATGATCCCTTGCGGCTGGCCGGCCGCGCCCGAGCCATTCAAGATCCCCACGTCGATGATCTCGGCAGCGCCGAGCACGAGATCGTTTCTCACGATCTGCTCAACCGCCGGCGTGGATTGCTTCAAGAGCTTGCGGGTGATCGGGACAGGCCCGGCAATCGTTTTCGGCGCCAGATTGATGGTCCCGATATCGACCTCGGTGTCGGTGCCGTCCACATCTTCATCGACCCACAAGAACGTGGCGAGCCCGGTCTGCTTCGGGATATCCACATCCCCCACCAGGCCCGGCAGCGGCACGGCGCCCACGCGGAGCGCCACGGACTGCGCCCGCAACGCCTCGATGAACGCCGACGCCAGGAGCTCGGTTCCCTTGAGCGCGCCGGCCACGGTGCCGGTTGTGGCGACGCCCATCGGCGGCGTCCGGGAGAGCATCCCGAGCTCGTGGGCGCGCTGGAGGATCCCCGGATCCACGCCCCAGCTTGTACGCTGTTGCACGTCATACGGGATCAGGATCCCTTTCGCCTCGATCCCGAGCTCATCGGCGACGGCGTTGGAACACTCGATCTCGAACGGCGCGATCTTGCGTGGATCGCCTTGCGTGTCGAGACCGCGAATGCACATCAACGCGCGGATCGCTTTGATCACGGAGTAACTTTGCGCCTGTCCGTCCGACATTCCGAGCAACGTGCGCGGGTTGTCGTCCGGGAGCCGCGGCGCGAGCGCGTCCGGCTTCAGGCTTTGCAGGAGCGGCATGATATTCGCGCGGAACTGATCCACGGTATGCCCTTCGTTGATCGCCCGCTCGGCCTCGAGCACGAGATCGGGGATATGTTGCCACGGCTTCGCCGTCGCCTGAATATCGGCAATACGCGCGCGCTCGCCCTGGCGGAGCTTGTCCGCGGCGGCGGCGGTAATGTCGATCACGTCCGCGGGTGCGGGAGCGTCGCTTGGTTTGTCTTTCATCGGATCGAATCCTCGATAGTGGATCACGGTAGGAATATCGACGGCGCCGCGGCCGACGCCCACGGACGGATCGGCGGCCACACTCACAAAAGAGATCTCGTGTGGTTCCCAATCGGTCGCCCGAAGCGTGTCCGGTTCGCCTTTCGTTTCGGCCTTGGTCAGATCGGCCTCGTGGATTACATAGCCCACCGATGTTTTGGTGAGGATGCCGTCCGCGATATCGATCAACGCTTCTTTCGCTCGCCGGCCCTTTCCGAGCCGGACCACGGCGCGCCCACGCCGATCGGAGTCTATCGAAGCGACCTCCACCACGCCCAGGCGCAACGCCCGATCGTGATTCTCGAGCACGCTCGCGCCGTCGTTAAGCCTGCCAAGGCGGATCGACTCAGGAGCGTGGTCTAAAACTTCGTTGAAATCGTCAGTAAAAAACCCCCGGCGCAATACCGGGAGCTCGCTGGAAAAAGACACTTCCACCGTGCGCGCGTCCACGTTAACGCTTGCCGCGATCAGTTCCGCGTTGCGCTGGAGGTAGCCGAGATTTTCACGGGTTTCTGTTTTCATCGGTTCAAGCGACCTCGGTATCCGTCTCTGTTGTGTCGAATTGTATCCCGCCCGGTAGCGTCGGCGCGATCCCGAGCTCATCGAGCTTTGCCTTGTCGCGCGCGATTTCCTCGAATACCTCGTCTGGGTCGCGGCCCGACTCCTGGATAATCTCGCGGAGTGATCGCGTCCGCAGTCCCCAGTCGATCGAATTCGCCTGGCTGTCCTTCACCGGATCGGGCGACTTCCACCGCCGCGCCTGGAAGGCCGGTGCGTTGAACTTCTCGAACCCGGCGATCGGCAGCGTCCCGATCTTGCCCATCGTGAGCGACCAGATCAACCAATCCGGGAAAAGGCGCCGGTAAATGGCGTCGATGAAAGCCTGCTGCTGGATCATCCACCCCTCGCGATCGTCCTGGAGCCCGCCGCGGATGCTCGAGAGGTTCACGTTTTCGATATCCTGCCCCAGCATCGGATAAAACACATTGAGCCCGGCGGCGGCGCCGCGGAGTAGGTGTTTGTTGAATTCGGAAAATTCGCCGAGTGGATAGGTGGGATCCCACTTCTCGAATTCCCAGTCCGCCGGCACCACGCGCTGTTCGCCGGGCTCGGCGTCCTGGAGCACGGCGCCGTCCGCGGTGACTTCATCCGCCGGCCCGCCTTCGCCGCTCGGTGTTTTCCAGAATCCCAGCTTGCCGGCGCCTACGCGCGCGTTGACCAGGGCGGCCTCGCGATAGCCGCCGAGATCGTTGAGCGGCGCCATCGCGGCGTGCCCCCACGGGATCCCCCTCAACTGTTCCGGCCACTCGGTTGCATACCCGTGGATGATATCGCCGGCCGGCACGACCAGGTGATCCCCCGATCGCAAGGTGTCCAGGCTCCCCGGCAAGGTGGTGTTCGTTGGCGTGCCGAGTAGATGGTACGCGATCGGCCTGGCGAGCTCGTCGAGCTCGACGCCCATCACGACGCGGTTCCCCGAGATCGGATCGTTGGCTTCGTTTTTCTTGATATCGAGCCGCTCGGGCTCGAGCACCTGGACGGCATAATTGAAACGGTTGTGCGGAAAGCCGCGAATGATCCGCCAGAGAAATTCCCCGTCACGGGCGAGGCCCACGCCGGCGGACTGCTCGGCGACCGCGCGGGAAAGGCGGCCGGTCACATCGAACTCGCCCGCCTTCGACCACTCCGCCCAGGCGCGCTCGATCAATTCGTTGGCGTTCTTGTCGAGTGTCCCATCGGGATCCTTTGCGCGCGATTGAAAGCCGACGCCGCGCGGCCCGACGAGATTCTGCTTCACGAGTTGCAGGTATCGCTTGAAATACGGATCGTTTTTCGCCAAGTCCCGCGAGCGCGCGCGGAGCGGATCCAGGTGCCAGAATATCTCGGAGTTGATATCGGTGCCGTGCGTCGCCCAGGAGGCCCGAAACAGGCTCGGCAAGGCGGCGGCGAACGCGCGCTGGACGCGGCGGCGCAATGGCAAACGGGAGAACGGCGCCGGCGCCGTTTTCTTTTTTCGCCGAAACGGATTTTTCATGGAAGCCTCGTGAATATACGGCCGTCGTGGAAGTCCCCGCGCGCGGCGGCGGCGGTGCGTTCTTCCTGCACCACGAGCGCGCGATAATGGCGGCGGCGTTCCTCGAGTTGCTCAGGCGAGTAGCGCGAGACGCTCAGGCCCTCGGTGGAATAGCTTATATCGTCGCGATCCGCGGTGCCCTCGAGGCGCGCTTCGATCGCATCGAGCATCCGGCGCGCGAAGGTGCGCGTCTCGAATCCATCGTCGGCGAGCGCCAGATCCTTTTCGACCGTCAGAAATCCCGCGCCCAGTTGTTTGAAATCGAGCACGCCGTCGTCGGCGATCGCTTGCCAGGAATAATCGGCGGCCGGGATATCCGCCGACACGGCCGCGGCGATCGCGGCGGCGTGGGTGTCGCCGTCCGCGGTGGCCGTCACGGTGAAAGCGTGGGAGGTTGATCGGAACGTATAGATCAGCGTCCACGCGGATGCTGGAAAATCGGTGAGATCGCGCGTCCACTGGACGAGCTCGCCCTGGCGGAACGTCCGCGGTTCGCGTGTCGGTATCGTCAGCGCCATCGTTGAACCCACCCCTTGCGCCGGTTATGCCGGTGCCTTTGGCGAGCGTGGGCTACCTTCTCGCCGAGATCCTCGGTATCGGTCTCCGCATACCGTTTTCGGAGTGTGCCCCATCGCCGATCGGGATCATAGATCGCCAAAGCCGCCATCGCGTAGATCCGACAGTCTAACGCTTCGTTCCGGCGTTGCGATCGTTCCCATCGGATGATCGGCTGGCCGGCATGGACCCGGATCACCGGATGCTCCGCGGTGAGTTGCTCGAAATACTCGATCGCGTACTCGCTCGGAAAGTGACAATACCCCGGACCAGGCGCCACGATCGAGAGCCTGTCGTGTAGGCGTTCCTTCAAAGGGTCAACGTGGATGGAATGTAGGAGCACCTTATAGCGGTTCCGCCGCGAAATGTTGGCGACTACCGGCCCCTGTCCCCACACGCCCTTGAGCGCGTAGACGCGCCGGCCGAATTTTCCTTTGCAGAACTTGTACGCCTCATCGGTGAAGGCGCCGGTGTCCACGCCGGCCGCGGTGATCCGCATCGCCTGGCCGCCTGGCGTCAACCACTCGGCGCGCAAGACCTCATCGAGCTCCCCCCATACCTGGCGGTAACGCACGTCGCCCCACAAGACGTGGTAGGCGAGAGACCAGGACTCGAACGCCTCGGTCCACGCCACGATCTCGAGCTCGATCCGATCTTTCTGGATATCCACGCCGGCGGTGATTACGAGCACATCCGCCGGCAGCGCGTCCGTGTATTTCTCGCGGTGCGTGGCGTGCAAAAGGTTTGGCTCGATCTTCTCGGTCTCGAGCTCGTAACATTCCCCGAGATCCTCGTTTGTCCATGTTTTCAGGAGCTCCGGCGAATCTTTCGCTTCCATGAAACGCTCCACCACGCCGGCGAGCGGCTCCCACACCGAATAGAGCGCCGAAATATGGTATCCCCGATACCGTGCTTTCGGCTTTTCGGCGTGCCACTTGCCCCAGGCGAGCGCGGCTTTCCGCTCGTTTTCCGTCCAGTGATAGCGGCACGCGCGGCACTCATAGGCCGCCGACTCTGGATCGCCGTCCTGGTAGCGGACCTGGCCCCACGCGAGCGCCTGGAATTCGCCGCACTTCGGACACGGCACCCGGTAACGGTTTTTCGTTGACCGATCCCAGTGCCAGCCGATCCGCGAGAGCCCGGCGATCGTCGGTTTCGACGCCATGAAGATCACGCGATTCGGAAACGCCTTTGTACGCGCGCTGGCGAGCTTCACGGGATCGCCCTCGCTTCCGGCGCTCGCTGGGTAGGCGTCCACATCATCGGCCAGGAGGATCCGTATAGGCCGCATCCGAAGGCCCGCCGGCGAGTTGCTGGCAACCAGAGAGATCACGCCGCCGGGAAACATCTTCTGACGGATGGTGTTGCTCGAATCCCGACTTTTCAGATCCGAGACCACGGCCCGAAGCGACGGCGACTCCGCGATCATCGGCGCGAGACGTTCCTTGCTCCAGGCGTCGGCGTTGTCCAGCGTCGCCTGTACCACGAGCATGGGAGCGGGATCGTTGTCCATGTGATAGCCCGCGACGTTACACATAATCTCGGTCGCACCGACCTGGCTCGATTTCATCCAGATCACCGGCCTCGGATCATCTTCATCCCCGATCGCGTCCATGATCCCGCGCGCATACGGCACGCGATCGGTGCGCCACGGACCCGGTTCCGAGCTCGAGATCCGCGAAAGCACGCGATTCGCATCCGCCCAGGCGGAGATCGTCAGCTTCGCCGGGAGCGCCAGGCCGTCACGGAACGCCCGCGCGGCTTTGAGAGAGCCCGGTGAGAGCTTCGCGGATCTCTTTTTCGATGATTTTTTTGGCATCGGTCTTTCGTTTCGAGCGCGCAATGAGATCGCCGACGCGCGCCGGGATCATCATAAGCCGCTGGCGGAGCTCGGTTGTCAGAGTTTCCCATACCATCGCGATCTCGGACGCGCGCACGAGCTCCCCGCGCGTGACGTCGTTTTCCATCTCGAGCTTATCCGCCATCTCGCGGTGCTGGCGCGCGCGCTGGGTGCCGAGATCGATCCCGCGCGACTCGTTGCCGTACAGGAGCGGCAGCGCGTCGCGGAGCCAATAACAATTCGCGCGGCCCTTCTTGTCGGCGACTGGACACTTGGCGAGCGCGCGCATAACGGCCCGGTGCGTGAATCCGGTCTCCACCGCGATCCCGCTGGCCGTCCAGAGTTTCGCCTGCATCGCCATTGTGCTGCGTCTATAGGCCGGCCAGCCACTAAAAAAAAAGCGCGGTTCTGTTCCC